TGGTGACGACAGAATATAAGAAATGAAGCCCAGAATTCATGCTCAATCTTTTTGCGACTGGGAGTAAGAGTCCCATCCACATCAAAAATAAATTTTTTCACTTTAAATTAATCAGAGTCTTGGGTCTTACCCTTTTTTCCTATATTATACTTCTGTTCTAAAATCCAATCACTTTTATCTTTATACGCTAAAACTTTAATCTGATTAAGAGGAGCTATGTCTGTAACAGTATCTTCATTTACTACTGAGATTAAACCCCAATCAGAAAGAAGACGAGCAATACGATTCCGACGCTGAACGTCGTTAACAGTAAGGTTAGCGTGTTTTCCATCAAGGGCAAACAACTCCTTAAAATGAACTATGTAATATTTACCTTGCTTATGTAGAATATGGCAAGATTGATAAAGTTTCTTTTCTTTTCTTGATGCTACACCAATTCTTGTTAGGGTTTCCCTAACCTTTAAGAAATCATCTGGTTCATTTAAAACCACCTCAAGCATTTTATCTTGAGCCCACTCCACAGTAGGTTCCACCGTTGCAGTCATTTCATTCCTCCAGTATCAAGTCGTTGTTTAATAAATTTAATCTGTTCGGGGGTTAATATTTTCAAAGCTTGTGATGCTTTTTCGTTACTATAACCATAGTATTGTTTAATGATTTCAAGATCTGTGACTTTATCCTTTCGGAGCCAGGGACTGAATCTCTTCTTTTTCCTAAGTGTATTTAGATAAAACGAATATTGCATATCTTTATCAAGGAAAGAATATTTATTCATCTCATTTACAAACAACACACAATCAAGATTACCAGACAAACAACGATTAATAATATAAGGAGCATAACCCTTTATAGCATCAGGATCTTCCTTCACTAAATTCTCTTTAGTAAAGTTAATAGAATTTAACCAGTCTTTTAATTCAATACTCATAATCTTGTAGTCTCTCAATATACTGATAGATTAAATCCATCTTAAATTCATAAGTGGATCCATTTTCATCCTGTAGATAAAAAGGCATCTTTGGATAAAGAGATCTGAAATAATAATACTGATTGATCATCATGTAATCATCATCAATCCATCTCTGTCTTTCTAATTCTTCTTCAGTCATAATGTATGATAGGGATCAATTTGTTCACCATATTCATCCACATCTCTAAGCAAATTACTAAACCTTTCATCATCTTCAGCCATTCTTTGCTCACCCTTTGTAGTATAGTGTATCACAATTGGATTAAAAAACTCTTCATGCTTTTGTTCCACGTATCCTTGTGTAACATCTTGAGCAGCAAAAAGACCTGGATACACTCCTATTCTACTTAAGATAACCCATAAAGCATACTCATCTAATATACGTGGATTAGGAACTGGATAAGGTATTTTACCATTTTTAAGTCTAAACATTAACTCAAGCAACTCATCAAGTCTATCAATAAAATTTAAATGAATACCATTCCTGAATAACATTACTCCAGTACAATATTTAAATATCTGATCCTCACCACCCAAATCTCTTATGCATTGATCAACATTATCAAGTGCTTTTCTTATACCCTTTCCTCCTCCAATGTTTGGATCATGACGGAAACCAAACTCTTCTCTACCAAATACATCTGCATAATTGTAATGATCAAAAAGATATTGAACATCTCCATGAAAAATAGTATCAGAATCTAGATAAAGAATATTAGCATCTACATAAGTTCCTTTTCCATCCTCAAAATATTTAAGATTAAACCATTTATAAATGAATAACATACCATGATTAGGTTGTTCTTCAAATGATCTTACACAAATATTAAACTCACTGCGGAAAGAAAGAGGAATAAAATCACGTTCATCACAAAAAAGATAAACAGGTATCTTTTCATTAAACTGTCTTAAAGATCTAATACTATGCTCAAGACGTTTTAATTCATGATCATTAACATGGTCATGATCACTAACTACATAAGAATAAAAAACTACATTAGTCATTTCTTTTTCATTTCTAATTTTTGTTGTTCTAATCTTTTTTTCTGACTCTCTTCATACTTTGTTTCAAAGCAAAGTTCTTGACATATCGGTCTAGGCCATGGATTGAGTGCTAATGATACTCTATCACCAATATAATTTTCTTCTACATTA